GGATATAGCCGAGCGTCCCACATCTGCTGCATCGTCTGATTTACAAACGTGCTGCCCTGAGCTATGCCCCCTACGGTAGCTGTAGTCTGCTCGGCGTTGTTGTAAAGTACAGTTGTGTTTCCGCTGCCTCCGCCATCACCTGGATCCCCCTTGGGGCCCTTGGAGGTGACCTCCACATTGATTACAGACGGCTGGGATACAGATACAGACGTAGCGTTTGTGGTGTAGCTTATAGGTGCCCCACCATTAACGCTTACAGATAGGTTTATCTGATCATTTGTATTTACGGTTATTGCCATGACCGTACTTAGAAAGTGACATCAGGATTCACTTTGAACAGGCCCTCAAGAATGGTCTTCACTTCAGTGTCGTCAGTATACTGAATGTCGTATACGTAGACCCCAGGATCTATAGCCGCCATCGTAGACGCCGTCGCGTTAAAGGTTGCTACACCGCTACCGTCGCCGCTTACGTTATCTATTGTAAGTATGGTCGAATCATATGACACAGGAAGATTTATGCCAGCTGCACGGCCTCCGTTTATATCCTTGCTCTTGACCATAAGCTTGAAAACATAGTCAGATGTGTTTATAGCCGTGCCACTAGAATTTGTCATCGTAATGCTCATGGAGAAAGAATCCCCTCTCTTGCATACGATATCGAGCTTTTCCGATATATCTAAGTTTGCTGTAGCCATTACGATTGTTCTTGCTGTTCTACCTGCACCTCGAGCTGTTGCGCTTGGCGCTGATCTTTGTTCTGTTCCTTCATGACCTCGATCTTCTCTTTGAAGTTCTGATCGTCTTCGCGGAAACCGAGTGTGGCCTGAGCCTGCATCTCCTGCTGCCTTATCTGGGCCTCCATCTGCACTTTTTGCTGTTCGGCCTGAGCAGCTGCCTGAGCCGCCTGCTGAGCCTGCTGACCCTGCATCTGGGAGTTCTGAGCGGCCTGCTCTTGCTGCTGCTTCATGCGCTTCTTGCGGCGCAGCATAAGCAATCTCTCCGCCTGATTCACATCCTGCATGTTGCGAACAGCAATCGCATCCTCAAGGTCAATTTGACCCTGCTGTATGGCCATCTGTATGTTCTGTTCCAGATACTCCTTGTCCTTATCCTCCATGTCTCTGACGACCATTACGCCAAAGTTGTACATGGGGAGTTCTCTAAAGGAGTTCAAAACACCCATGTTTGATTCGCCGATGGCGTTAGCATAGATGTTGTACAGTACCGATTCCTCTGGAATAATCTGAACGCACTTGACCACATCCTGGCAAACCCGCTTGTAGAGAGCGAGTGAAGCGTTTGTGATGTCGTGGATCGCATTGTTCCCTTGATGGATAGCGATTTGCTGAACGCCAACCAAAGCGTCGGCTTTCGGAGTTGTACCGTCCATCTGCTCGTTGATCCCCGTTGTGTCGCGGATCAACTGCATGTAATGGTTGTACAACGCAATCATTTCATTGATGTTCCGAATTGCGTTTGGTATCTGCTGAATCGGTGGTGCCGAGGGTACCCCCTCAGGGGTCTTACTTCTGTAGTAGAAGACACCCGTCTGCTCGTAGATGTCGTGAAGTTCTAGAGGCTGCAACTCACCGCCCTTGCCGAGCTGGACGTTCTCCAGGCCCTCGATGTCGATGATCAAGCCGTCTGGCTTGGCCTTGGCTACCGCCTGCTGGATCTTGAGGTGCGTAAGCTGCAGCATGTCTGCAAAGCCCGTGCAGCTCTCCACCATAGACTTGGGGACCATGCGTCTCAAGTTGGTGGCAACAACAGAGTACGACATACGTGCTCTGGTGATATCATGGACGTTCTTCGGAACGTTCTTCATGGGGCCGTAGTCGAAGATGCAATCGGTGCCTACAACGAACTTGCCCCCGTAAACAGAGGCCACCTCCATCTTGTGGGGCTTTCTTTCGAACACAGAGTTTTTGCGCTCCTTGTACTCGTAACCCTTCATGTAGAAGTTAGAGGTTCCGAACTTGTTCTCCTTCTCCTCGAAGTAAAGACAGTCTACGGAGATAAACTCAAAGGAAAGCACGTCAACCATATAGTTGTCGTACCCATACTCCGTACGCTGCATTCTCTCATCGTAACGGGTCTTACTGTAGTCCGCAGGACTGTTTCCCGCATTGGTCTTCACCTTGTTGGCAATCTCCTTAAAATACTCCTCTGGCTTCTCGCCAGCCATTTGACGCTTGAGCTCACCTATAGAGATGCGCTCTACGTGACCAGCATATACGAGGTCCTCAAAATTGTGGTCCTCTGTGTAGCTGTGCACAAAGTTTACGGGGTCGATGTACTTCACTGAAATACCGTGAGACGGATCGTTGTCTCTTTTTGCCACGGCAAGACCAAGCGTAACAATGTCGTTGACACACCTTCTGTAGGTGGTGTCGTTAAAGTTGGACCACTGCAGAGTCATGTTGGTTGCAATCTGGGCTGCAATCTCTGCGTCCGTCTTGATGTTCGTGTCCAAGAAGATCTCCGCCTCCTCCAAAGAGTCTGGAATCTCCTCTGGGTCCAGGTCGAGCACGATGCCTGTCGTCTCCTTCAGCTGCAGCAGTGCATCCCTGTTCTGAACCTGCACACGCATTTTGTCCTTCTTCTTGTTCTTCTCAGAAGAAGACAAAGGATCTACCGACTCTAGGTTTGGATACGGATTGCGAGACAGAATCTTGTTCGCTACAACACGTACAAACTTTGGGAGAATAGGTACTGGAGTGAAATCCAGGTTCAACAAGCTACCATCCCCCTTGTTTGGGGAGAGCGAGTTGAGAAGTTGTTTGTATATAGACGTATCCTGATTCCCGTTTGCGTAATCTCTATTCCTCTCAAACGTCTTGTTTCTCTTCCCCATGAGAGAGGTTGAGTCGGACTGCTTGCCCCACTGGGAATAAATGGCTCGTGCGTACTGAAGGCCGTACTCCTTAGAAGACTTGTTTGCGCGTTCGGCCAGAGGGTCTGGAAAGCTCCCCTTTTCGTTGATGTTGCCAGTACTGTACATTTTTGCAAATATAATAAATCATCCGATCGTCTTATATCTGCGAAAAAACGTCTTCTCCGCAAAGTCTGACTTCGGCTTCTGTTTCACCTTCTGGGCTGCGAGCAAAGCTAAGCCAGAACTGATTGTCAAATCGTACTTGGTTCTGTCGTTGATTTTGAAGCCTATCCAGTCCTCCAAAGTACGATTAAAATACATCTTGCCGTAGTCTCCACTATCGTAGTTCTCACCCACGTGTTCGTGGATATATGCCTCGATAGCCTGCGCGTGAGACTGTATAACATCCTGAGAGTTAGACGGGATCCCCTTGGTCTTAACGTTCACCTTCGAGTTAGGTGTCCTAAGGTGAGCTGGCCTGTCCATTAGGTAGCCGTCGTAACCTCTTGATTCAAAGTATCTTACGATACCGTACTTATTGTTCTCCACGAGGAGCGGATATCCGTAGAAAAACGCAGCCATGAGAACGTCTTCGTAAAAGATCTTGGCTAGGTCTGGACGCGATGCGTACTCCACGACAAACATGTTCGATGGGTTCTCCATGTGGAACTTGTTGTACAGGTGCAGCGCCCCCTTGGAGCCTCTTCCGTCTACCGTAGCGTCGAGGTCATACGAGTCAACGCCGCCGCATCCCCTGTCTGCGAAGGGGGCGACGAGCTTACCTCTGTCTCGGCGTATCACGTTTCTCTGTTCCGTGGGTGGCATCCAAGCCACACGGAACCTGCCGTTAGGATCTGGAGAGAATACCACCTCCTTGTCCTTTTCTTTCCAGATGAAGTTTCCCCGAACCACTGGGTTTGGGTATAGCTCATCGTTGTACTGTATCTGCTGGTAGATCTTGCCGATGTTGAAGACGCTACCGTCGATACTGTCTCTGAAGGCTTCATCTTCGCTGAACGGAAACTGTCTAGTTGTCTCGTTTAGTTCGGATGGGTTGTTCTTCATGCTGTCGCGTTCATTCTTCAGGTACGTCCTCGCCCCCTGTATAACGCGATCACCGTCAAGACCATCCACAGGCCTATCAGGATCTTCAATGATTGGTCGTCCGTGTACATCAAAAAAACCTTCTAATGATTCATATGCAGGCACAAACAGTCTGTAGAGACCGCTCTTTGTTCTTCCGTTTGCATTTCGATCCATTGGATCCGAGTCGGCCCAGAGGTCTTTGTACTCTTTGCCGCCCTTGTCCATGGGATTTACTGTACTCCCGACTAGAGCCTTCCCTACAACATTACGCCCGACTATCAAACAGGTTCTCTGAATGCGCCATGCGTCCCTTATGTCTGTGGGCTTCTCCCACTTTCCTGCCTCGTCCAGGTACAACAGGTGAAGCTTCTCCCCGTCATACGCATTATTAGTGGTGTTCTTCCAGTTTATTACCGTATTAAGAGCCTCGCCCGTCTGCGAAGTCTTATTGTTCTTCGTGATTCTCTTACTCGGCTCGCGAAAAGCCAGCTCCATGCGTGGGTTAGTGGTACCATCCTGAATGGGTTTGAAGAAGAAGGGGTAATGCCTAAACATCTGCACAACCTTCTTCATGAATATATTCTCTTGAGCATCCTTACCAGTCTTGGACTGGATGCCCATAAGCTTGTCCTTTACCTGTGTGGCTTCGTCTAGCAGTACGGCAGAGCAGATATTTGTGTATCCGCTCCGCCGACACTTGGTGTACAACTGACCCAAACATCGGGGGTCTGCCTCACACGCTGCCATGTGCAGAAAGATGTCGCGCTGAAACGCAAGATACGAAGGATATCCTATATCGATCTTCGTCCACTGCAACATCATGTAGTGCCTCCCCGTTATATACGTAGGCCTGCCTGCATTGAAAAACCAAAAACCCTCACGCCTACGGCGAAACTCCTCTTCGATATACGGAGAAAACTTCTGCCGAAACTCTCTTGGCGTCTCCCCCCACTCATCCATACTCTTAATACGAGACAGTTCTGCAGGCATAGGAATCCTCTCCCACAGCTGCATGTTGTCTGGCTTTCCATATCCCGCAATCTCTTTTTCGGGAGGCTGAGTGGGAAGCACAATGAGTAGGTCACCACGTTGAATACACTCACCTTGCGTACCGTTGGGACAAATTGAGATAGCAGGGATATCATAATCCTCTATTTCTACAAGAACAGACATCAGAAAACCTGACCATACCTGTTTCTTCTAAAGCCAGGGGCGCCCACCTTGGGGTTTGCCAGCTCCATGTACTCACCGCACTCGTCACACATAATTTCGTGGCGAGCCTTGTCGTTGACGAATTTAATCTTTACTCCAGAAGCTTCCTTTTCTTCGCCGCAGTCGCATTTATACTTTGCCATAATTATCTTCCTTGAGAGGCGTATGGCTTCTTGTAATTCCTAGAAGCCTTGTTTTTAGATTGCTTAGTCTTGGCGTGTATGCCTTTTCTGCGCACACGCTTGCTTTTGTAGTTGGATACTTGAACTTTAGCCATTTCATTTAATTTGTACACCTGCAGGGACTCGAACCCCGAACCTGCGCATTAGAAGTGCGCTGCTCTATCCTGTTGAGCTACAGGTGCTTGCGCTTACCTGCTTCGCCTAACCCTTGGCCTATTGTTGGCCCTATTCTTAGACTGAGGTTGCTTTTTGGTTCTGTCAGACGTGCCCACATGCGCTTCGTCGAGACCGTCGCCGTTTCCGTACGTACCCTTACGGCGGTTGATTCGGTTGAGCATAGCTCTGTAGTTCTTGGCTTTTTCGCCCTTCCCGTACTTAGCGTACTCTTTTTTATAGTCTCTCTTTTTGAGCCTCATGGTACAAATATAATGAATTGTTGGGGCGGTGGGACTTGAACCCACGACTTCCTGTGTATAAGACAGACGCTCTAACCAACTGAACTACGCCCCAGTTGATAGACCCATATTGCGTAGTGGGCCGTCTGACGAAAACCAACCTATTCTTCGTTCCAGGATTCCTCCCAGAACTTGTGATCTAGATCTCTTCTTGCTTTTTCATATCTGTAAATTAAATCTTTCCAATTATTTAGAGAATCTTTCAGCGAAACCTCCGCTGTAGTCCTTGACTTCTTCGATCCCTCCACTTGTCTGTAGGTCTTTGATCATTTGCTCCAGCCTCTGGCGCTCTACCAGGAGGTCTTTACAGTCCGTGGCCGTCTGCTTGATAGATTGCAGCTCTGCCTTGCGCGCGCTCCCGTTGATCTCAGGATCAACAGGTTTCTTGATTTCGTCGATCATGTTGTTAATGGCAACCTCCATCGACGTCATCAAGCGCTCTGCCGCCTCAATCGTTGTGAACTTCTTCCTCGACATAGAGAAGGTCTTCTGAACGTGTTCTGTAGTACGGCTTGTCGTCGATGAATATCTTGTAGTCCATATCCTTCTTGATGCCCACAATATCCCCCACCTTGAGACCAAGCTCTTCTATCCACGGAGCAGTAAAGGCTACTCGGGCCTTAGTCACCTGAGACTCTTCGAGCTTTACGACCTCGATGAGATCGCTCTGCTCACCTGGTGACGACTCTTCTACGTGCTCGAGAAGGGCCCACCCCCCAAGAGGTCTGATCTCACCAGTGTCTTTGCACTTATATGCAATAGCCTGGTTGTTTACAGTATGCTCTGGATCGTACCTAACAAGGAAGTGCTTGTCCACACCAGTAAGCACTTGACCCTCATTAAGAACCACAAGGTGGTGAAAATACAGGGTGTCGCCCTCTTTGACGCCAGTGTTGTAGCGAAGTGGTGAGCACACCACTGGACCGTCGGTTACTCTGTGCTCGAAGTCTTTGAACTTGGAGTCTACGTAGAGTTCAAAACCGCTGTCCGTCTTAATAGTGTCCTTGAGTTGCTTTTCCAACTCAACGACAAACAGCTCTAAGGTTTTCATGAATTAAAAGTTACAGTCGTACTCAATTATGCACGGCATCTCGTCTACAGATTTCCATAGCACTTGGCTACCGTCCTGCTGTAAATATACGAGATATCTCTTACGGCTGTATCTAATTAGGTGTTCTTCGTCCATGACGATGGCGCTAACCTCACCCCCTCCTGCTCTCATCCCGACAAAGTACGCCATGGCATCCTTGGGATCCCTCCCAATGATTATCTTTCTAATAAGGCCCATATTGAATTTTAGTTCAAAGATATGTCCAATCCGTCAAACAGATCGTCAAAGTCGAGACCTCGGTCTATATCTTTGTTTTCTTTCCAGGTCTCTATGGCGAAATCGACTAGGGTCTGAAGCTCCAATTCGTCGTGCATGTTGTGCGAATAGATTGCTTTCATTCTAGACTTATCTTCATCTTCAATGTCTAGCGACTCTAGAACGCCAACAACCATCATAGACAAGACTCTGTCTCGCAT